TGCAACGACACGAAAACACGTATACACGGTTCGCACAAATCAGATTGATTATCAAGCGCAATACGAACTAATTAAAGCAGCACATAACATATTTAGTTTTTCGCGTATTGTGGCTGAAGACAACTCAATTGGCGTTCCAAACGCTGAAGCTTTAATTTCAGCGGGTTTACCAATCGAAGTTTTTCAAACAACGAACGAAAGCAAAGCGCAAATTGTCCGTGGGTTGATTTATGCAATGGAAACTGAACGAATTCAACTGTTGAATGACCCAGTTTTGATTAATGAATTCAAAAAGTTTCAAGCAAAACGAACCGAAACGGGCAAATGGAAATATTCGGCAATTAGTGGTCACGACGATATTGTCATGTCTGTGTTATTAGCGAATTCCGCATTAACCAGTTTAATATCGTATACACCCGCAAAGATTATGCGAGTTCAGCCGCGCGGCGCAATCATTCGTCAGTATAAAGAAAAAATTAATCGTATTCAAGGAGGCGGAAATTACTAATAACAGCAAATTGCCCGCCTTACCGCGTGGCATTAACGGATTAACGGCACAACGTCCAACATCTTCAGTTTCAATATTCGACACGTTAAATTCAAACATTTCAACCTATCTTGCAACACGAACGCGCGACCGTTCTCATGAATTCGTAAAACTTTTACGTGAAATTCGAGATTTTACGCCTGACGTTTCAAAAGCTGTTGACAACATTTTAACACTCGCAAATCCAGGTTATGATTTAACCGTATATTACGTTCAACAAGACGTTACGAACGACACGCGTAAAATTGACGAACAAGGTTTGCAAATAATTAAAGAATTAGCATCACGTGTGTACAGCGAGTATTCAGGTTCATACGATTTTGGTGTTTATGGTGGAAATTATTACCCTGGGTTAAACGCTTTAATTAATATGTGTCATTTATTGGCATTTACGCAAGGGGCAATGGCCTGCGAAGTGCAATTACGCCCAAATCTTGTTGAAATTAGTGATATTTTTCCAGTAGACCCAATATTCATTGACCACAAGAAAGACCCAATAACACTCAAATGGACGCCTGGGTTAAACGCCGTTTTTGCGCGTGAAAATAAACTTATGGTTGACAACAAACAGGGTTTTATGGAATTAAATCCATTATTGTTCCGGTATGTCCCAAAAGACCCAGACGTAAATCAGCCTGCGGGTCGCTCACCGTTAATGTCGGTAATGGATATTGTGTTTTTTCAGCAGCAAGTTTATCGTGATTTACAAGCAGTTGCACATCAAGCAAACATGCCGCGTTTAGATATTAAAATCGTTGAAGAAATTGTAAATAAAATTATTGACGAGCAACGCCCCGACTTAAAAGGTTTGGGTAACGAACAAGCCCGTCAAGACTTCCTTGACAATTACATTAACGATATTGCGACTGCGGTAAACAGTTTGTCGAGTGATGACGCTTTCATCCATTGGGATGCTGTGGAAGCCAATTATATTAGTCCTGGTGGTACTGGTGTTCCGGTAAAAGAATTAATCGAAGCGATTGATAAATCGATTATATCTGCAACCAAACAACTACCAGTTTTATTGGGTCGTAATGAAGGTGCGACAACTACACACGCAACCGTACAATGGCAAGTTTATTTGTTGCAAATCAAAGCGTATCAAGAAATAAGCAAACAGATTGTCAATTGGTTGTTTAACTTAGCATTGCGCATTGCTGGTAGACCGTCTTACGTGAGTTTTGAATTTCACGAACATCGAACAAGCGATGACTTTCTGGATGCACAAGCACTTAATATGCAGGTTAATAGTTGGTCAATGATGGTTCAAAAAGGGTGGGCAAGCAATGACGAAGCATCAAATGCGTTATTGCATCACAATGCCGACAAACAGATTGACCCTAATGCGCAACCACCAATGAAACAAGCAGGCTTGCCTGGGCAACCTGCTCCAGTATCGCAAGACGGTTCAGCGAAAGCAGTACAGGAATAAACATTTTGAACGATTATACCGTAGCGCAATTAAATTCTTCGAGCACGTTCGCAGCGATGAGCGCAGAACGTGCGTTAGAGTTAATTAACAAAAACACATTAAATAAGCCGTTGACCGCCGATGAAGTTTTCATCGGCGGTATGACTGTATCAACGCAAAATATTGACAGTCATAAAACACGAATGTCCGCAAACTCGATTAAGAATTATGCGGATGATTTTAATCGTGGCGTTCCAGTTTTAACGTCACACAATCACCAATCTTTGCCCGTTGGACGAACATTTTATGGTGAAACATCCGGCACGCAATTATCAGACAATGCAACGTTTGAGGATAAATCTTCGGGTTTATCGGTCAACGCATTGTTTTACATTCAACGCGGCGTTAACATTGACGGTTGTAATACCAATGATTTAATTCGCGGCATTGAAGGTGGTACGACCAAAGATGTTTCGGTAGGCTTTCACATGAACAATCCAAACTCTCTTGTCAGATGTTCTGTATGCAAAAACGACATGATGGATTGGTCTGGTGCGTGCGAGCATGTTCCTGGTATGGATTATAAAGGTAAACGTGCTTTTGGTTGGGTTGATAATGCAAGCGCAGCGGAAGTTTCATTGGTTTTCAAGGGCAGCAATCCTAACGCATTTATTGTTAAAGCGTTACGACAATTAGGGATTAGTGGCGCGCGAGCGCTTTATCCAGATGCAATTCCATTGGACGAAACGATGGAACGAAAAATTGAAATTCTCAATAAGAAAAAAGGTAAAAATATGGAATGGGAAGTTATTTTCAAGCGTGCTGGTGTTGTAACCAGTAATACGCCATTAACTGACGACGAAAGTGTTGCGATGTTAGTGGAAAAAATTCAAAAACTCTCAAGCGAACAAGAGAGTTTGCATGAGCGTGCCCAATTGGGTGATGCGTATTTGAAAAATCAGGTAGATGAAGCTATTAAGCAGCGCGTGCGGGCTAATGGTGCTGATAGTTTTCAAGTTGAAGCATACACTCGCAGTTTGCACAAGTTAGGTGATATTGATGCAATCATCGATATTGCAGCGGGTTTCAAATCTGTTGCAGACGCCAAATTGACAGACGAACGTCCAACGGACACGAATAAGCGTGACGCTTTTCGTCCAACCACTAAATCAAATTATAAATAAGGAATTAAATTATGGCAGACCCTCGTCAACGTGTTAAATATCGTCATATTGGCGTTATTCGTGTTACATTCAAATATGATGCCTCAATTGTGTATGACAACACTAAAAAGGGCGGTTCTGTGTCAACCGGATTAGCCGTAACGCTTACCGCAAACGATGTTGTTGGTTTGGTTGCTGATGGTCAATTGGTTGTCGGTCGGCTTGACATGGTTCGTGCTGACGGAATTTGTGAAGTACAAGTTGGCGGCGCGACAATTTTCCTCCCTGGTACGGCTGCTTCAGTTTCGGTTGGTTCACGTATTGTTGGTGCATTATTGGTTGCTGCAAAGGGTTATGTTCGTCAGCAAGCCGTTGCGGTTTTGGCTGAAGTCGCTGTTGGGCGTGGTTGGATTTTGACCAATGCTGACATTGACAACATTCAGGGTGTTCAGGTTACGAATGGTGTTGCGGTTTATTTAACCTAAGGAATTAATATGGCTACTGATTTTGTTTTGAGCCGTGGTTTTGCTGATGAACGTCACAAACACGGTATGAGTTTATCCGCTTGGTTGGAAGCAAATGACCCAACCTCAAAATATGGTGCGAATGAGCACACTGACGCTTTTCAGCGTCAGTTAATTAATTTAGACATTCGTACTGCTTCAGACCACAACTCCGGTATGATTGCACACGGTTTTGACCGTTGGTTTGATAACTCGGACGGTTTGGGTGAACAACGCAAATTGTTGGTATCTGAATGGATGAACCGGACGTACAAAGCTGCTGCAAATGTAACGGGAACACGTTTATTTGACAATCAAGCGCCTTTGAGTTACACGGTTTACCCGCCAACGGTTTTGCCTGATTTGCGTTTTCTGCAAATTCAGCCAACGGCGTTGCCATATATGATTGCGCGCGTGCGAACCATTTCAACTGAAACGTTTATGGCTTTGTATTTGCAGGATAGCGCAGCGGCTGGTGAAGCACGTATGGCGCGTGTTGAAGAATACGCTGAAATCCCAACGGTAAGTTTTGATACCAGTGTAAACCAAATTCGCGTAAAGAAATACGGTCGTCGTTTGGAAATTTCATACGAACAAATGCGCCGTATGAATAACGACATGGTCGCCTGGTCAATTCAATATATTGCAGCGCGAGCCGCACGTGATAAGGAAGATGCAGCGCTTGACGTATTGATTAACGGTGACGGAAACTTATTGACCAGTGCTACCAGCAATAACGGTTCGACTTATGACGCAGCCGCCGCTGGTAAATTGACGCTGAAAATGTGGATTTCGTGGCGTTTGCAAGCATTTACGCGACCTTACGTAATGAACACAATTGTCGCAAATCCGGCTGACATTGCGAACATTTACATGTTGTCTGCTGCAACTGCAAACATTGCCGCTGCAACGCTTTTGCAGAGTTCGCAACCAGTTTCAACGGCTGTTACGCCTGTGCGTACTACGCTTGACGGTGTTCGTTTAATCGACAATGCAAACGTTCCGGTCGGCACGATTATCGGGTTTGACAATGCCGCTTCTCTCGAATTGGTAATTGAGGCTGGTGCTGATATTGTTGAAACTGACCGCGTAATTACTGCGCAGTACCAAAACATTGTGTTAACCGAAACGAACGGTTTTGCAATTGCGACTTTGAACCAAAATCAAGCTTTGGTAACGACTGCTTAATTAGGAGAATGAATATGACCACGATTTTTGTACGCCCTTCGAAACTGATGATTGCGAACAACAAAGTTTCGATTTTTGACACTGACACGGCTCATCATGAAGTCGCGTATTGGCTTGACCAGAATAGTTTGTTGATTGCTGGTAACAAGAAACACCCAGAATATATTTACGAAGTTGCTGACACTGAATATGTTCGTGAGCGGATTGATGCGCACTTTCTTGATTTAGTCGAAACGGTTGACGCTAAGAAAGATGTTGTTTTTACCAATCGTCTTAATCCCGCCAATCCGGATTATGTTTTTGTCCCAAAAGAAAAAGTTCAGCCTGAACCTGTTGTTGTTGTCAAGCCTGAGAATGATAAGCAGGTTAAATAATGACAACAGTTTTGACAATTGCGGATTATCCAGATATTCGCACAATTATAAGTGCAACGCCGCTTGATATTTCAGATAGTGACTTAAACGGTGCATGTATTGTTCCAATTGTCAATGTGGCCTTCCTTGCAAAAGTTCCCGATTTTAGCGTTTTGATTGACCCCGACAAATCTTTAATCAAGAGTGCAGCGGCATATTATGCCGCTGCACTCACATCACCAATCTTTTTAATCCGCACGGGACGAAAATACAAATTGGGTGATTATGAAGAACAAGACGCTAAAACGGATTGGTTAAAACTATCCGACTGGTATATGCAATTAGCAAGAAGGTATTTATTAACTTCAAGTATTTACAAACCCATATTTAGACGTAATTTATTTACTTCAACTGGTGTAACGTCAAGCGGTAGTAATGTTCCGTATGATTTTACGCAATGGTTTTCACGTATCAGACCGCGTGTTTTTAGTTGGGCTTTAACGGGCGGTCTCAATGCTTTAGATTGGCAAACTAGTTTATAAGGGATTAATAAAATGGCAGATATTACTGTAAGTGCTGCTGGTGTTATTTCAAACACTACTTATACGATTACTCAAACAGGTATTGCTTTTTCGGCAATTTCAGCAGGACAATTGGTTTATGCTGATGCGGCAAACTCATACTCATTGCGCCCTGCATCAGCGGTAACGTCGCAAGCAAGCTCACAAGTTGTTGGTATCGCGTTGAATAGTGGTGGCGCTGGTCAACCAATCAAATACGCAAGCTCTGGTGACATTACGATGACTGGTACGGCTTTAGGCGTCGGAATTCTATACGCATTGTCCGGCGCAACCGCTGGTTCATTTTGTCCAGTAGCGGACTTGACTTTATCGACTACAACCAATTACGCAACGATTATTGGTGTTTCAACTTTGGCAACTGTTTTGCGTTTGAGTATTACAGCAGCGAACATAATCAAGGTTTAATAACATTATGCCGCTGGTCACAAACCCAAACGTACAGTTATTGTTGCGTCAAAATGTAATGGCATTTTTGACAGATACTTGTGATGTTGTGACTGAACTTCGCACGCCAACACAAAACGGTAATTTTACGTCGAGTTGGGTTGTTGCTGAAGGTTCGCAACGCATACCATGTCGGATTGAACAAATCCAATTTCGTTCACAACAAATTGAAGTTTATGATGAAAAAGTTATTATTTTAGTCATATTCAAGATTTATTTTCCATTTGATGCACCTGTTGCGATTAACCGAAAGGTTCGTATTAACGGCGGTCAAGTTTATCAGGCGCGCGTTTTGGACGACGATATGTCACCACACAATCCAAAAGACACGCATTACAATTTCAGCACTGGCGATTTTAGTAAAATTCAAGCGGGCATTTACAAGATGGGTCATTATGCCAGAATTGATTAGCGCAACGTTTGTAATAAGACAAAACATTATCGAGCGCATTAGAAATTCAGTAAACAACAGTGCAGCAGAAGCAGTACAAGCTGCTTCACAAAGTTTTATTGATGATTATGTCCGTGCGAATTGGTCTGGAAGTGTTTCCGAACCTGGTCAACCACCTGCAATTGATACGGGTGCTTTAGACCAATCTTTTGAGATTAGCGATGTAAGTGGTTTTTTAAGGACTGCATACAAAGTAACCTCAAATGACGCTGAAGGCAAATTAATGTCATTAGAATACGGTTCAATTAAAATGTTAGCAAGACCATTTTTCGAGCCTGCTGAGAGAGAATTCTCACAGGATTACAGTGGTTTGCTATCAGAAAAGATAAGAATTAATGGCTAGTCCGAATGTATTTATACAAGCATCCTTAATACAATCGTTATCTCAGTTAAAAGAAACTGTACCTGGATTAACAGTTTGGCACATTCAAGCCGCACCTAGCACGAAATTCCCGTACATCTCGTTAAATATGCAAAGTGGCGGGACGGTAAATACTAGTCCGCGTGATAGTTTTGAAGCAAGTTACAAAGTAATGTGTTTTTCGGATGATGCAGACCAATCAGACTTTATTGGTGGACTAGTTCGTGATTTATTTCACAAAACAACACCATTATTACAAGGTGGTTGGAATTGTTATTATTGCAAAGAATATAAACAAATGCAATTCACATCGAACGTACAAGGTAATCCTGTTTACGCTTGTGGTTCATTTTTCGAGATTAAAACAGACCATTAAAGGGTTTATAAATTATGGCAGCTACTAACCGTTATACGGGTACGAATTGCACTATCGTGTTTGGCTCGACTACTATCAGTAATGATTATACTGAAATTTCAATGGATTTTAGCGTTAAAACCGAAAGCCGTGTCGCTGGTAACGATACGGACGAAAGTTTTAACGTCTTGTACAAGAAGGGTAAAGGTTCTATCAAGTTTTTTGATACTGCTACTGCGGGCGTCGTTATTACTTTGGCGATGTTGCCTGGTGCAACGGGAAACTTGTATATTTACCCAAAGGGCATTACGTCTGGTCAACCAACAATTGCTTTCCCAATTATTATTGAAAGTATGAAAATTCCGTTGACTTTTGACAAAAACGTTATTCTTGACTGCAGTTTTATGAAAAACGGTGCATTTATTGCAACTCCTGGTACTACGCAACCCTAATCAGCACGGGTCTGAAAAACAATGTTTTTCAGACCCGCTATCAATTGTTTTTATAATACAAAAGGAATTAAATTATGCAATTATCGGTAACACCAAACACGACTGGTATCGAATTAAAGACTTCCAATTGGCGTATGCGTCAATTAACTGAATGGTTCGATTACACAAAAACCGTAAACATTGTCGGCATTAATAAAATGATGGCAACTATTATTACGACGTGGGATTTCGTTGCAGAAGATGGTAGTAAACTTGACCCGTCTAATGTAGAAAGTTATTTAGAATTATTGCCGTCTCAGTGGAAAAAATGTCTCGAAACAATATCGACAGAAGTCACTAAGACTTTTTTGTCCTAGTTGAACCTGTTTATATCA